GCGCTGAATCTGCCCAATTTACACTTGGTAAAAATGGCGAAAAAAATAGCTTACAACCAAGAAATTGAACTCAGTAATTTTTCGTGTTTTGATGAGGAGGGTTGGAGCAAACTAAGTCCTACTCCTGATAAGATCAATATTGCTCTTTATCATGGAGCAGTACGGGGCAGCAAGACGGATATTGATTGGGAAATGGAAGGAGAGGTCGACGTCGACATGTTCGATGGCTACGATTTCGTTTTTTTAGGGGACATTCACAAGTATCAATATTTGGACGAGGAGAACAGGGTAGCTTATTGCGGAAGTACGATTCAACAGAACTTTGGTGAATCTACAGGCAAGGGATTTTTATTATGGGAGATCGATTCGAAAGAACGCTATCGCTCTCGTCACGTCGAAGTACCACATGATCGTCCTTTTGTCACAGTGGATTGGCAAGGGAGCGTCACTGAGACTCTAGACGTAGCTGAAGAACATCCTGATAGATCGAGGTTCAGAATAAGGACTTCTACTGCAATCAGCCAGGGAGAAATAAAGCAACTCTATGCTTCCCTTAAGGAGTTCAAGAGTGCTTCTGAAATAGTGATGAAGCACGAGCCTAAAAACAGTACTGGCGCTTTTGATGATATAGGATCTACTACATCTCTCAACTTAAGGGATCCTAAGTTCGTATCACAGATGATCCAAGATTATTATCAAAAAGCCGGTTTGAGTGATAGAATGAATGCTAGATTAGACGAGACTTTGCATAGCTTATGGAAGTCAGTTATTAATGCTGATCCGTTACCTGCGGGGAGATGGTCTATAAAATCTTTGGATTTTGATAACATATTTGGCTTCGGAAAAGACAACAAAATCAACTTCGATGCCGCTGATGGGATCGTTGGTATTTTTGGTAAAAACAGGATAGGAAAGTCTTCGATCTGTGGTACAGTGATGTATACTCTTTTTAATGCGACTGACCGTGGTCCTATTTCTAACCTGCATGTTATTAATACTAGAAAGGGTCACTGCAAGGCATCTGCGCTCATCAGCAAATCTGGGAAGAATTACTTGATTGAGAGACAGACGGTCAAAAAACAATCTCGCGCGGGAAAACTGAGTGCTGCCACTCAGCTTAATTTACTTGAAGTCGATGATGATCTCAATATAATAAGAGACATGTGCGGAGAACAAAGGAGAGAGACAGAGAAAACACTGCGTGATATCGTTGGTATGTCAGATGACTTTCTGCTTACTTCATTTGCTGCGCAAGGAGAAATGAATACATTTCTGAAGCAGAAGGCCTCGTCACGAAAGGCAGTGTTATCTAAGTTTTTGCAGCTTGATGTTTTCGAAAAACTGCACGACGCAGCAAAGGAAGAAAGTACAGGAGTTAAACAGCTATTAAAAAACGTGCCAGATCGTGATTTTGACGTTGCAATAATCGATTTTAAGAGTAAGCTAGTTGCCCGCGAAGAGGAACGCTCTTTAGTGTGGGAAAGATTAGAAAAACTGCGACGAAAAACCCGTGAGTTAGAACTCACTCTAGCAACTAGATCTGATGGTAACTTAGTCACGCAGCAGGATATCGACGAGCAGCAAGAGAAAATAGTGACGCTCCATTCCGAAATTACTAGGAGAGAGCTTATAGAAACAAAGTTAGCAGAAGAGCTAACTTTGATGACAGAAAAATCTGAAAAGCTGGCCCTGTTTAAGGAAGCTTTTCCGTTAACTAACCTTAAGTCTTCTTTAGAAGAGCAGAATCAATTGGATAATTCTGTTTCCTCGATAAAACACTGCGTCGACAAAGAGAAACAGAGGCTAAAGAGTTTGCAAAAGCAAACAGATAAGTTGAGCGATGTTCCCTGTGGAGATTCATTTCCAACATGCCAATACATCGTCAGCGCGAAAAAAGCAAAAAAGCTACTAAAGGCACAAGGAGGCAAGATCGATGAACTCAGAGACGACCTCAGGGCCACCAGAAAGTGTTTAAAGAAGCTAACCGATCAGGACCTGCAAGGGAAGCTAGAAAGATATAACGATTTATTATCCAAGCATAATGGCCTCGAGATCGAGAAGAGCCAGCTTGAGTTGAAACAAGCTACTGAGAGTAATGATCTCAAGAATACCAAGGAAGTTTTAGACTTAGAAGATAAAAATTTGGACGAAATGAAGGCCAATCTATCCACTAATGATGCTGCTGCTCAAGTTAAGCAGCTGAGAGAAAAACTGGCAGACTTTAAAAATTGCATTGGCAAAAGTGAAACCAAGCACGCAGCGCTTTCAGAGACGATCGGCCTCCTTTCTTCGGACATCGAGAAATTACGAAAAGACAAAGAGCAGTTCAAAGCCCTTATAGAACAATGGAAAGTTTTCGAGCTTTTTTTGCAGGCAACATCTAAGAACGGAATTCCGCTAGAAGTGATCAGGTCAAGGCTGCCTGAAATAAATAAGGAAATCGCTAGCGTGCTCCAAGGCGTTACGGGTTTTACTGTCGAGTTGGAATCTGATGAAGGCTCGAACGAAATGACTATTTATATAAACTACGGAGACTCCAGACGAATTATTGAGTGTGCTTCTGGAATGGAGAAAATGATGTCAGCATTAGCCATTCGCGTGGCATTAATTAATGTTTCCTCTCTTCCGAAAGCTGATATACTAATCATTGATGAGGGGTTTGGGGCTCTCGACGGAGCCAACGTCGAGGCGTGTGGAAGATTTTTAGAGGCTCTTAAGAAATGGTTTAAAACTATTTTAGTGATATCACACGTCGATGCCGTCAAGGACAATGTAGATAACGTGTTAGAAATTGAACGCAGAGGAGTGGATTCTTATGTCGTATTTAGCTAGGCCTAAAATTATTTACGCCGGCAAAAAGCAGCCTTACGTCTGTGATGTTTGCAAGTTTGTTTTGCGCGACCTAGATGATGTAAAGTCAGTTCACGACGAAGGAGCATGCACGAATTGTACTATGAACTTTAGGTACACGAATTACTCTAAGTGGGACTCTGGGTGGCGTCCTACAGTTGAAGAGGCAAGGTCAGCATAAGCATGATAATTATCTGAGGAGGTTTTAATATGAATTTAGAAAAAGTAAGAGAGATAGCCGAACTGTTAGAAACCACATGGGGCCGCTCGTCCAGCCCAGATGGCACGTATTCTATCAAGTACGATTTACAGAACGAACGTTTAGTGCTGAAGTTCACTACCGTTGTTCACTTTGCAGACGAGGCCGGTTTACGGCCACAGATAGATGCAGCTAATCATCAAGCAAAGCAATTGATTAATGCCAAGATAGCTGAAGTCAAGCAATCGTTTCGTCAAGCCTTAGGAGAAACTTTGCGCCTAGAAGACATAGGTGGCCAAGACAACCTGGAATTAATTCAACCTCAGGGTCCTAGAAAGATTGCTTATTATAGATATAACCACGTTTACAACCTCCAAGAGTAATTGTGGCCAAGGTCAGCAAGCAAAAGCAGATCAAAGAAATAATCAAGTGCGGGAAAGATCCTGTATATTTCGTTAATAGATACGTTAAAATACAGCACCCAACTCGCGGACTGATTCCGTTTGATACGTATCCATTTCAAGACGATTGTTTTAAAGAGTTTGTTGATCACCGATTTAATATAATCCTTAAATCTAGGCAGCTAGGAATCTCCACTCTTACTGCTTGCTATGCTGTTTGGTTAGCCTGTTTTTACAAAGACAAAAATGTTCTAGTGATTGCAACCAAGCTAGCTGTAGCTCAAAACTTCATAAAAAAAGTTAAGACTGCTTTGAGAAGCATGCCATCATGGCTCATGATCCCAGAAATTGTGTCAGCCAATAAGCAAGGCGTGGAGCTCAGCAACGGGTCGACTATAAAAGCAGTTCCTACTTCAGATGACGCCGGTCGTTCTGAAGCTTTATCCTTACTGATCGTGGACGAAGCAGCATTTATTAGGAATTTCGACGAGTTATGGATGGGCCTATATTCCACTCTCTCCACGGGCGGCCGGGCTATTATTCTTTCTACTCCTAACGGCGTAGGAGACAAATACCATGAATTATGCACTAGCGCCCAAAATGGAGAAAATGAGTTTAATTTCATCAAATTGATGTGGGATGTTCATCCAGAAAGGGAAGAGGAGTGGTTCGAAAACGAGACTAAAAACATGAGCCGAAAACAGGTTGCGCAAGAATTAATGTGTGACTTTGCCGCCTCTGGAGCCACGTTTTTATCTGCGACCGATATTGAAAAATTGTCCATGCAATTGCAGGAGCCGCTGGAGCGATGGGGCCCTGATATGGGCGTTTGGGTGTGGAAATATTCCCTCTCTGATCACCGATATGTGATCTCAGCAGACATAGCAAGAGGGGACGCAGCTGACTATTCCGCATTTCATGTTTTTGACTCCACAACGTCTGAACAAGTTGCTGAATACAAAGGGAAAGTACCGCCCGACCACTTTGCCACTCTATTGGCTGAAGCTGGCAAGAGATACAACGGCGCGTTGATATGTCCTGAAAACAACACTTATGGTTATGCGACTGTCATGAAGCTGGTGGATATAGGGTATCGTAACCTTTATTTTAAAAACGAGAAAGATAAGTTTGCGGCACTCTATGGAGGAGGGGTTCCAGAAATCTCTAAGATAGGTTTTCAAACAAATTCCCAGACGCGAGGACAAGTACTTACTAAGTTAGAAGAGACGATCAGAACTAATGCAGTTAGATTTTATTCGTCTCGTTTCTACAATGAACTTAAGACTTTTATATGGAAAGGTTCAAAAGCCCAAGCACAGAAAGGAAAAAACGATGATCTTGTCATATCAGCCGCTATAGGAGTTTGGTTGTTTGATACGAGTCCAACTCATAACTCACAGGCTCAAGATTTAAATAAGGCGATGCTAAAAGGGTTTGCTGTGAACCAAACAGATGCACCAAAAGTGGAAAACCCTTGGTCGAAGCTGGCATTCAACCCTTTTAAGCCCCACCACTTCCCTGGGATGCCTGCCAGCGGGTCATCTGACGGAATTGATTTCAGTTGGGTTTTATAACAGAGATTTCATAGATATTATTAGTTAGGTAACCACGAGGATAAGATGCCTAAACAACCCAGCCTTTTTAACAGATTAACCAGACTGTTTAGATCTGGCCCGGTCATCAAACGACGGGTAAAGGATTATCGACAGCCTGCAGCTTCTTCTGCTTTGGAAGTCTTTAAGAGAGCCCATAGCGATGTTTATAGCAATACGCTCAGCGCCTACGGTTCTTATGATCGCATGTCTCGCTATAGCGATTTTAGTGAGATGGAAACTACTCCCGAAATTGCAGCAGCTTTAGACATATACGCAGAAGAAACGGTTTCCCCTGATGAACATGGTCGAGTACTGCACATTTATTCCGATAATAGGAAAATACAAGACCACTTGGACCATCTGTTTGGTGACATCCTAAACGTAGAGTTTAATTTAGTGATGTGGGTGAGGAACCTCTGCAAATATGGAGACTTCTTTCTCTTTAATGACGTTTCTCCTGAATACGGAATCATAGCAGCATACCCGATTGCCATCAGCGAGATGGAAAGAGAGGAAGGTTTCGATCCAGAAGATCCGATGGCTGTGAGGTTTAGGTGGGTTACTCAAGGAAATCAACTTTTAGAGAATTGGCAAGTTTCCCACTTCAGGTTGCTAGGGAATGATGCATTTTTGCCATACGGTAGCTCTGTTTTAGAGTCTGCTCGGCGCATCTGGCGCCAATTGATTCTGATTGAAGACGCTATGTTGGTCTATCGAGTCATCCGCGCACCGGAACGCCGAGTTTTTTATATAGACGTCGGAAATGTCCCTCCAGAAGATGTGGCGAATTATCTAGAGCAGGCACAAACTTCGCTAAAGAGGAACCAGATCGTAGATCGCGATTCTGGCAAGGTTGACCTCAGGTATAATCCACTTTCAGTTGATGAAGATTATTTTCTTCCGGTACGGGGCGGCGAGTCTGGCACGAAGATCGACACACTTGCAGGCGGCCAAAACACTGCTGCCATTGAGGATGTCGAGTATATACAGAAAAAGCTTTTTGCTGCGTTAAAGATCCCGAGAGCTTATTTGGGATATGATGAAGATGTCGGTGCCAAAGCCACTTTAGCCCAAGAGGATATCAGGTTTTCTAGAACGATTCAAAGAATCCAAAAGACAGTTATTTCTGAACTCAATAAATTAGCTATGATTCACCTCTATTGCCACGGTTATGAAGGAGAAGAGCTGGCGGATTTCGAATTACGACTGTCCAACCCTTCCACTATAGCTCAACAGCAAAAACTAGAATTGATCCGAACTAGGTTTGAAATTGCTGGCACAGCGCCTGAAGGGAGTGTCAACAGAAGCTGGATCCAGAAAAATGTTCTAGGCTTGACAGACGAAGAGATAGGAGAGGTCCTCGCCGGCAGAATTCAAGACAAGATCAACGATGCTGAAGTAGAGAATGCGGGATCTGCTGAAGGGGAAGCAGGCGGTGAGGCTTTTGGAGGAGGTGAAGAGCCTGCCGGAGGAGAAGAGGACGCCGGCCTATTTGCCGCCGATGTACCACGAGGCAGCTTACTGACTGCAATACCAGGGGATGAAGAAGGCGAAGAACCCGGCCTCGAAGATGATTTACTGCTAGACCTTTCCATAGACGATGACGATGCGCCTATTAAAGCACAGAATGCTATCATGAACGCCTTTGGTGAGCCGGTTAGAACTAGAAGAGTATCTAGGCACGGACCTGCCTCAACGCATCAACCTGATTTCGCACAGATGACTTCAGTAGGCCGCCGAGGCCGTGGCCAAGATACTTTGCAAAAGCCTTTTGACGATGATTTTTTAAAATCTCCATTCAAAGAGTCACAAGATAGCGCTTTTATGCCGCCCAGATTAACTTTTGATTTAGTTAAGACGCTTGGACACATGTCGAGCAAAATAGGTATATCTAAGACGACTCTACTTTCGGAGTCCGATGAGGCATTAGAAATCTTAGACGGAGACCAAAATGGCGAAGCATAACAAAAAACGCAACGTCGGTCTGTTGCATGAGCAGCTGGTAAGATACGCCAGCGAAAACTTGGTTACAGGCGATAAAGAAAACGCAGAATTAGCTGTTGGACTTTTAAAGGCGCACTTTAGGGATAATAGTGCGTTGCAAAAAGAATTTAAGCTTTTCAATGCGCTGATACACACTAAAGTTCCTACGAAGGAGATCGCACAGCAGATCATCACTGAAAGTCGGATCGCTTGTCAAAATCATGAAAAGAATGAATTGAGATCTGAGAAGTCTAGGCTCATAAAAGATATCAATCACAAAATAGACGAAAACGACTTTTATAGTCGCAAGATACCAACTTATCGGTTATTTGCTACTGTGCAAGCCCTTCTTAACGAATGGCGCGGCGCTCAAAAACTAGGTCCAGCAGAAGTTGTCAAGTACGAAAACATATTAGAAGAGTGGCTCACTAGAGACTACAGCGAGCTAGAATTAAAAAACACTTCTCATGCTAATCCACTAGCACTCAAGATAATGATTGAAAAGTTTAATAAAAAATACAATTCTCTGTTGAATGAAGAACAAAGAAGTATGATGGAGAACTGCTTGTCTGGTAACGAGGATGAACTAGCTAAGCAAGTTTCGATAATCAAGGAGCAAGCTACTGCAGCTTTAGAAAAGTTTTATCAAGAGTGCGATAATGAAGTTTTGCTGGAAAAGCGTACGTTATTAGAAGCAAAAATTACCACCCTGGAAACAGCCATAACAGGAGAAACGGTATCGAAAGCGATGACGATCTCGGCCCTAGTCAAAGAATTGGAGGAAGATGATGAATAACATGAAGCTATTGACAGAGTGGATGGCTTTCGAATACACTCCTGACATGATCCAAGAGTCAAAGGAAAATAACAACGGTAAAATACTCATGCGCGGCATCTTACAAAAAGCCGATACCCTTAATCAAAATGGTCGTGTATACCCTGGGGACATTTTAGATCGAGAAGTAAGAAATTACCAGAAGTTTATTCAAGAGAACCGAGCGTTGGGAGAATTGGATCACCCGGACTCTTCGGTAGTAGAACTCAAGAACGCCTCGCACATAGTGCGTGAAGCTTACATGACCGAAGGAGTGTGTTACGGCACCGTAGAAATACTGCAGACTCCATCTGGCAAAATACTACAAAGCTTAATTGATTCAGGCGTTACGCTAGGTATTTCTTCTCGCGGTGTAGGAAGCACTCAAAGGAGTGGCGATCACGATGTTGTTCAAGACGACTTTCAATTGATTTGTTGGGATTTCGTTTCTGAACCTTCTACGCCAGGAGCGTTTATGATGGCAGAAAGTAAAGATTTTACTAATGCTGATTTGAGGAAACACTTTAACAAGACTGATCGGATTGATCGAATCATGAATGATATCATTAGTTGGGAGAATGAGTAATGGCACAATGGTCTTCGTCTAATCATAATAATGCAGATGAATATGTAGGGTCTTCGCTGCCCTTTGTTACAGGGTCTCTAGTCCTTACAACAGATCCGCAGAAAATAAGTTTTCCGTATGTTACAAGGTGGATTGTTGTATCCAACACTCATGCAACGATAGAGATGCGCTTCGGATTCACTGAGAATGGCGTTAATGCAAATCCAGCGGCGAATTCGAATTACTTCCTGCTTAATGCACAAGATACCGGCGATGGAATGCAAGCAACGCCGATGCTTGAGGTAAAATGTACGAGTATTTGGGTCAGATCTGAGTCAGGTACCGGTGCATGTTCTATCATCGCGGGTTATACGAATATTCCGAAGAATCAATTCTTGAACTTGACTGGTTCTGAAAGTTTCTCTGGAGTAGGTTGATGGCAAAGATCAGTAAAAAGCAATTGAAGTCTGTGGTAAAAGAGTGTTTAGTAGAGCTGCTATCGGAAGGCTTGGAGAGTAATTTGGCTAGCTTGAGTAGCAAAAAGCAAGCTGCAGTGCAGCGCAAGCAAGAAGAACAGCGTTTGGCAGAACACCGCCAGCGCTTCGAAGTAAACGTGGATAATGCTGTCTCTCACGTTACTGATGATCCTGTAATGCAAAGCATCCTGCAAGACACAGCCCGAACCACACTTCAAGAGCAAACATCGAACGATAAGTCGTCTAGGTCGTCCATGTCGTCTGCCCCAGGCACCGCTGGGATAGATCTAGATACGATCTTTCAAGAACCTAAAAATAATTGGAGTAAACTAGCGTTCGACAAAGGAAGAGCGGGTAATATACCCGACGAGTAACATAAATATGAATATGACAGGAGGGTAAGATGTCACGACGTGTACGAAAGGTAACACCTAGTATTTTAAAGCAGATGATTGTACAGGAAGCTCAAAAGCTCCGTACCGAAGTTTTAGAGACCGGCAAAGATGATTCTGAAAAAATTAATCCAGAAGAGGTCGACGCCGATAAGCTGGCCGATTCAATTGAACAAGACATCAATTGGATATCCGCGCTAAAGATCAAAGAGGCTAAACTGAACAAGAGACTAGAAGAAGTTAGAAGAGCTAAAGCGCACATCCGGAAGCGTCTTACTAAAAGGTTATAAAAAATGGCATCTCAACCACAGACCATAGTAGAACCGACTCCTACAAAATATGCTCCCGGATCCCCTAGCACTCAGCGCTTACAGAAGCTTTTTCCGGCTAGTCCGATTTACAACGGCGAACTGACAGATGATAAAATCAAACAACAGTTCGAAGAAATAGTGTTGTCTGGTATCCGAAATACCGGTTTTGGATTGGATGGCTTCAACACAGCGTTTGTGGGTGCTGATAAGCCCTTGGCTGGAGCTCCCGATCTGGCAGATGTCAAGACTGGTGGTGGCGGCCTGCCTGCTACTCCATACGTGCCAAACCCGGTTTCTCCTGGCCCAGGGAGCACTAACGCTTCAGATCAGGCTGCTGCCCCCGACGATTTTGCGGCTGCAGCCAATACCCAATATGGTTCCGGTGTGGGCCATGCATTGCAGCCTAGCGTCTCGTCTGAGAACATCCAGAAAACAGGCCAGAAATTAGGTGATTACGTCATGGGCAAAGCTACCAAAGAATAGAGGCTTAGCAGGTTGTAGCGAGTGCGGACTAATACACAAATAGCTAAGTTCGTTGTTCCACAAGTCGCTACACACGGCGATGATAGGTTAGGGTTAGGTTATGGGCAGCTGCAACAAAGGTTCCATAAACCCATGGTTTCAGCTCAAACTTTTCCCTTCCCCGCCGAAGAAGACTTGGGCGATGATGAATACGATTACCCTAGCGAAAACTCTCAAACTGCAGTCAAATCAAAGGTAGGGGATTTCCAGCCTAACGATTTTTTAGCTTATAAGAAAGCTAATAGACTATATTACGTTGGTGCTGCGACGCAGCTAGCTGCATGTTTTTCTCGTCCGGACGACGTCTTAGCTGAGATTGGTGGAATTGGCAGAGGCATCGTTCCTATTCCAGGCCTATACCAGAACTTTGATGGACCAGCTCTAGGCGGATATAGTACCGCTCCAGTTTCTTTTGACGGCCGTCCTTATAAGAGAACCGGTACAGAAAGAGGTTGGGCTACCATACCCCCTGAGAGTAAAATAGAAGCTGAGATAGAGTACGAGGAAGACGATCCTAAAGAAGAGTTTTATACTTTGGATGGGTTGTCTAAGATACAAAGATTGAGTTTAGGAGAGCATTTCTTTTACTGAGATGATATTTATCAAAAGTTAGCAACAGGTGGATTATGAGCAAATCACTTTATGAAGAGGCAATCGCAGATGCCCAAAAGCTACGAGAGTTAGCTGAAGAAACAGCAAAAAATAGAGTTGTGGAAGCAGTGATGCCTCAAATCAGGGATCTGGTTAATCGTCGTATTTTGGGAGAACAGTTGGAAGATTTAGAAATGGAGGAAGAAGAACTGCTTGATGTTTTGCCTCCTGTAGTCGACGACCTCCCAACGTTGGATGTGGATCTAGAAGAGGAGACGGAAGAAGCTCCTCCTTCGGTGATCAACGTTTCTGCGCAAGGAGACGTTAATATCGAAGTAGAATCTGTTGGAAAGACCGATGAGGAAGATCTGGTCCTTTCGGATGCTATGGCAGAAGCCCTGTCGCGATTGATCAAAGGTGATTCGTCAGAGAGCCAAAGATTAATGGCGGTCGAAGAGGCCGTCGTGAAGATGAAGAAGCTGCTCGAGAGCCAGTCGATGGCCAATTTATCGCTTATTCAAAAGAAAAAATTATGCGCATATTTCAATCATTGCTTAAAAGAGGTAATAAGTTTGCGTAATTCGATCATACTTAGTGAGTTGAGCACTCACGAAGGGCTAGGACAAAGATTGACTGAAGTTATCAAGGAGATGAGAAACATGTCAAAGCGCCAAAATATACTTGATTTTCTCTTCGAACAGGATGAGGTGGAAGCCTCTGAAGTAGAAGACGTAGAAGTTACTGAAGATGAGGTAACTGTTGAACCTGTTGAGGTCGATCCGGAAGAAGCCGGTGAAGCTCTCGTAGACCTGGGAGCTATTCTTGGCCTCGACGTCGAAGTCGGCGCAGAAGCCGAGGAAGTCGAGGTTGAAGAGGACGAAGTTGTCGTAGCCGATGACGAAGAGTTCGCTTTCGAGGGAGATTACCTCGGAGAGACTGACGATGTATACGAGATTGACGAGAGTATGCTCCGTAAGGAGATTTCTCGCATGCGTAAGCTTCGTGAGCAGGACGCGTCCGTCGCTGCCGATGCCGATCCTTACTTGGATCATGGCGGAGAGGTCGTCGTTGACGACGTCTTAGAGGTAGATGAGGACGACCTCATCAATGCCTTGGCTGACGAGTTAGGAAACGTTTCTGCTCCCACTGTAGAGTCTCGACGGCGCCGAGGTTCTCGTGTTCGTAGAGGCGGCCCCCGTCGTGTAGCAGAATCACGTCGTACGCACAAGCAACTGCATCAGTATCGTACGGCACTAGCCGGAATGAAGAAGCAACTAGTAGAGATGAATCTCTTCAATGCCAAGCTTCTTTATGCTAACAAGCTCATGCAAAACAAGGATCTTTCAATGAAGCAGCAGCGGGCAATTGTCGAAGCAATCGATAATGCTAAGACGCTCCGCGAAGCCAAGCTTCTTTATAAGAGTCTGTCGGAGTCCCTCGCCCGACGTTCTCGTGGTAATAAGCTAAACGAGGGAAATTTACGGACGCTCGGATCGTCTTCCAGATCAACCCGCTCGGCTCAGCCGGCAACCAATGGCGTTGAGGTAGATCGATGGGCAGTTCTCGCCGGAATCATCGGCAACAACTAACCATCTTTAACTCAAGGAGAACAAAATGAGTAACAAGTTTTCATTGGATCAGTTGACTGAGGGCATTCGCCAGAGAAATCTGGGAGGCCAAAACAAGCAGCTGGTCGAAAAGTGGTCCCGTACGGGTCTGCTTAGAGGTCTCGAAGGAGTCCACCGCGAGAACATGGCGCGATTGCTTGAAAACCAAGCTAGCCAGGTCCTCAAGGAGGCTAACTCCATTTCAACTGGTGGCGGTAACCTGACTTCGTCGGGCGACCTCCGCGGTTTCACTAACATCGCTTTTCCGATCGTCCGCCGAGTTTTCGGTGGTCTGATCGCAAATGAGTTGGTTTCCATCCAGCCGATGAGCCTGCCTTCCGGCCTGCTCTTCTACCTGGATTACACTTATGGTACGCCACGTGGCGGCGTTGCAGCACAGGGCGTTGGTTATAACACCGGCTCCTCCATCTACAGCCAACCCACAGGTAAAGGCGTACAGTCAGGTTCACAAGCTGTCGGTGGTCTCTACGACCTCGCTGGTCAGGGTTATTCTCGCGTATACAATTCGCAGGCCTTGGTCGAGCACGACCTCTTGGTTTCCGGTGCAACTGGCGGCGCAACTGACGGCATCATCGATGCCCGCAAGGCTCTGCACGCTACCGGTTCTGACGGTAAGTACATCCAATTCGACCCTCAGCTGGCAGACGCTATTGTGTCCATCGGCAATGTGGCAGATAACCTTACTAGTAGCCAAACTTATTCGTTGGCCGTAGTGAAGTGCACTGCGATCGGGGCGAATGCTGACTATACAATGGTCAAAGAGTTTACCATGGCCGCTGACACTCTGGGGACTAATCCCACGAATGTGGCGCCTATCGGTAACGACAACAACAGCAATCTGTTCCAGGGCGGTGTGGGAGTACTGAATCTCCGTCGCCTCAATCAGCTTGGTACGGTCGCCGGCGGCGTGTTCACTGCGAACGCTTTCTGCGATACGACTGCAGCTGATGCCGGTGTGCTGATGGTTGTTTCTGGTGTGTTCGAGCAGGGTGGCGCTCAGGCAGCTGCTACCGTATCGTTCCCCATCGGAGCATCGTTGAACTCTAGTGATGGCAACACTCTTGTCATTCCTGCTTTCGAGTCCAACTTCGCAACAACTCCGTCTCCTGAGATTCCGGAGATTGACATCAAGATCGAGGCTCTCCCGGTCGTCGCCGATACTCGCAAGCTGCGAGCTCGTTGGTCGCCTGAGTTAGCCCAGGACTTGAATGCCTATCACAGCCTCGACGCTGAGGTAGAGTTGACGCAGATTCTCTCTGAGC